GGCAACGGTCTTGAAAACCGTCGACTGTAACAGGTCCATGAGTTCGAATCCCATCGCCTCCGCCATATTTGTATCGACAAAGCCCTGATTATTCAGGGCTTTGTCGTTTCTGGGGTTTGGAATTTCCGCCGCACTAGCTGAAGCGTTACAAAACTTTTTGGCCCGCGTTACAATACTTTCTGCTTTTTCTCCCTTCTCCGGCGTCCTGCCAAACGCAAAAAATTCTTCATGTAACACGGTGCTACGCTTGGCTTTTTCACGGAGGAACGCCTAATGCCAAATTCAGACCTGATCCCTTCCCTGCTTTACAAAATCAATGAAAACCAACTCGCCCTCGAAGCCGCCATCATGGAATTGTCAAACTGGGTCGAGCAGCGCGGATCTGCGGACGTCGCCGAGAACGTCCGCGGTGCCCTTTGGGCAATCGGCAAGAACGAAGAATTCATCAAGATGACGCTCGCGGTACTTATGGCCCCCGAATGACAGAAGTCTGTCAAGACCGTCGCACTCGTCCCTAGCACCCCATGCTGGGGACTGAAGAGTCATAAATTATTGATTTAAAAGATATAAAGCTTATTTAACCCACTGCAAAACATCCGCTTTTTTGTGCTTATGCAAAACGGAAACACGGAGCCCCCAGAAGAGGTTTTGCGCAAGCGCTGGACCGCCTTTCACTCTCCAGGATTTCTAAGCAGTGTGGTAGGTTTGCGGGCCGTATAAACCCGATCAAGGAATGAACCATGTTGAAGGACAAGGTAAAGCTCAACCCAGGCGAAGAGCTGAAACTCGATAGTTCTCGTACCAGGGGGTCTATGGGCGAAGAGGATATTGACGAGTATTCCGTCTTGGACTCAGAAGGGAAAATCGTGGGCAAGGTGACGTACACAAATCACATGGCATTGAAAGGTTTTAAAGTAACTCGATCGGTTCTCCAGACTGATAGCACTGGAATGGTGATCGTCGACGAGCGCTGGTAGCTTCAACTATTCGTGCCGCTCACGCTTGTATCTTTTGCGCGGCACGATAGCCCCACCACTATGCCAGGGTGACCACTCAGGTCTTCAATTCTGGCCTGTCATGACCCCGGCAGCCTTTTGGAGACTCGTGGCGCGCTTTGTCACACCATCCATGCATTTATCTATTTCCGCATGCGGGAGCTTCAAGCATGAATAAGCGTCCTGTTCAATGTCCTTGGACGCCGTAAAAAATGAATACCCCATTCCGACGACTCCTAAGGTGAAGACGAAGTAAACCCCATACAACGCTTTTGCCATAACCATGACTCCTCTTTTTGGTTTGATTTCCTGAGGCTATCGCAAAGAATCGCCAATTGCAGTCAAACTGATAGCACTTCCTTCCTCCGGCCTTCTGCCGGCCGAAAACTTCCCCTGCTACTCTGGTTTCATCCACGGAGGAAACCCTAATGTCAAACTCTGATCTGCTCCCTTCCCTGCTTTATAAAATCAACGAAAACCAGCTCGCCCTCGAAGCCGCCATTATGGAGCTCACCCTGTGGGTGGAGCAGCGCGGATCCGCCGACGTTGCCGAGAACGTCCGCGGCGCCCTTTGGGCAATCGACAAGAACGAGGAATTCATCAAGATGACGCTCGCGGTACTAATGGCAGATGGGTAGACACCGGAACATTGAGCGCTGGTCCTACGCACAAAAATTTACAAAGCTTGATTCACGCTCACCACCTAAGAATACCCCCGACGGATTAAAAATCACCTGAAGATATAAAACTTTCGGCACTTTACGTTATTCCATTAACAACTTACACACCAAAACTTCGCGCCTAAAATACAGTCCTGCTGGCACACCAGAAAGCATCGAATGCCTATCAATAAGACAAATCAAAAACTATCGCAGGAGTGTTTTTTATGTTCCGTAGAGAAGGCCACGGCAACACAAATAAAAAGACGCTGATGAGAGCATTGAGCTCCAAGCTATTTTCGACAAATTTAGTGACTGGAGCGGTAACTAGGCAACATTCTTTCGACTATATGTTCTCGGACTGGGAGGAATCGGATCGCCTGGATGCCAAGCCCGAAACTCTGGCAAACCTTAAAATCCTAGGTTCGGTAATGAAAGACACACCAAACACTGTAGTCGAAGGTTCAATTCCTGCCGCCTATACCTACTTCGGACAGTTTGTTGACCATGACGTAACTTTTGACGAAGACTCGGCGTCAATTGCAAAACTAGCAGAACCGACTCTCACTCCCCTTCACGATCTAGCTATTCTGAAGAACTCTCGTGCAGCAACGCTAGAGCTGGACAGTGTTTACTTTTCGGCAGCACCACGTGATTCGATAAATAATGAAAAACTAAAGATCGGTGAAAACTCCCCATTGAATGGAACAAATAAGCCCATCTTGCGACCAGAAAAAAAATCAAAGCTCAATGACCTCCCCCGAACAGCAAGAAACATCGACCCTCAACTTGATCGCGCAGCAGAAATCGGAGACCCTCGAAACGATGAAAACATAATCGTCGCGCAATTACACACAGCCTTCCTGAAAGCCCACAATACATTTATAGATAGCGGTTTAAGTTTCGAGGAAGCGAAGAAAGAGATCATTCTGCGCTACCAATCAGTGGTGCTCGATGACTTCTTGAGCCGTGTATGTGATCCTGAGGTGCATCAAAAAGTGCTTACGGAAGGCCCCAGCCATTGGATTATTGAAAAGCCAGACGATCTTTTCATGCCAGTCGAGTTTGCTTACGCTGCATACCGATTTGGCCATTCGATGGTGAGGACTAATTACAACTACAATCTAAATTTCGAAAATACCGGACTGGACACTCTTTTCACGTTTACCGCGCTAAGTGGCCAGATCGGCGGAGGGGTTGTCAATCAAGATGGCTTTGATACAGTCCCTGACAATTGGATCATCCAATGGGAACGTTTGATAGAGCTGCCATCTTCTCTGGCAGTGCAAAATGCCCACCCAATAGATACGCAACTTACAAATTTTTTGTTTAACTTGAGAGACACTTTTGGAAACCCTCAAGGCCAAGGAGATTCCGCAGAGGTAACAGAGCTAGCTCCCATACTCGCAAAAAGGAATTTATTAAGAGGTTTTTTGGTTGGTCTGCCAACCGGGCAGGCAATGGCAAAAAAACTCGGCATCCCTCCATTGCAAGGGCAAGAGTTAGTAGATGCGTTGCCGACAGTGGAACTGAAGCAGGCGATCATCCCATTTAAAGAAAAAACACCTTTATGGTTCTATATTCTTGCTGAAGCCGGGGACGTTTCAGAAGGCGCACCCGCGGGAAAACACTTGGGAAAAGTAGGCAGTACGATTTTAATGGAAACATTTCACAACCTAATAAAACACTCTCCCATTTCAATATTAGACGGTGGAAATCATGGCACATTGCGTCCATTCACATTAGCGATGTTCCTAGAGCTAGCAGCCAAGCAGGATCCAACCCTATGAAAACCGATAACATAATAACGGGTCATAGCTTGACATTAATGAGTGGCGGCTTCGGCTGGATTGAACTGACAGACGGCACCAATATTGCTGGATACGTCTATCTCACTGATGAAGATCCACTCCCCCCCGACCGCTTAGGAAATAAAAGCGGTAGGAACGGCACTTCTCCATATGTGGTCATGCATCAACGTTTCGCTTCACTATCTCCGATGTTGAAAATTCTAACTAGAGAAAAGGATCTCAGAATCCGCCTAGATGAAGAGGCAGACTCAAAAGCTTTTCTTGAAAGCGGTCGTGGAATAGTAGCTTCAGGCGGCGAAGAAGACCCGAGGATAATTTAACAAGCCTCCACAGCGCTAACCCACCGTGACATTCGCGAAACCGGATTCATGATGCGGTTAGCGCCCACCACAAACCAATATACCCCTCAGAACAATCGATCACTTCTGCCAAGATACTTCACGCACGTACGCCTGACACGCCGCCAGCGCAATCAGTCCTTGATCGCCGGCGTCGGTGATGGCGACAATTCGTTGAGCATGCGCTGGGTCAAGTCTGGCGCGTACGGTTGCATGATCCACGCCGCCGGTACCGGTGGCTTTTGGCACGTCACAGCCACTGGCTGAATCTGCGTCGACGAGGATTGACAGCCGCAGATCAGCAGTGGCAAGGCGATCGCGCAGGCGATCTTGGTCACGTTGGGCATCACTCAGTTTCCTGTAATGGGTTTGCTCACTGGCAGCCAGCTTCTGTTCGAGCGCCAGTCGTTTGTCCTGCTCGGCCTTCTGCGCCTCGGCGCCGGCCGTGGCAATCTGGTTCAGCGTCTCGCCGTTGAGCTTGGCCTGCTCGGCGAGCTGCCGGCCGTAGCGCCAGTCCTGAAACTGCCAGGCGCTGCCGAAGCCGGCGAGCACCAGCAACACCACGCCGATCAACCGCCACGGCACGTTCACGCCAGCACCGCCCGCGCCTTCTCCCACAGAGCCAGCCGATCCGCCAAGCCGTTCAGCCCGCCATTGATACGCCGAGTGATGGTGTTGAACTCGTCCCGGTCGGCCAAATCGTTCAGCCCCTTCTGCTTCCAGAACCACGCTGCCGACATCGCGGCATGCTGAGGCAGCTCGAGCAGCTCGGGGTGATTGATCAGGTCAAGGCCCAGCGCTTCGCCGCACTTGGCGTAGTTCGCCCGGCCAGTGATCTGAATCAGGCCGCGCCCGCAATACTTCCGGCCGTCACCCGGCACAGTGTTGCCTAGGTCTTCGCGTCCCTCGTACCCGCGCTGAGCAGCGGTCGGTCCCCATATCTCGCGAACGTAACGCAGCTGTCCCGACTCGTGGCCAAGCTGGGCGATGAACGCAGCAACACGCTTTCTTCCGAAGATTTGGTAGCGCTGCATTGCTGTATTCAGGACAGGTACAAAAACGCCCGCGACTGGGCGGGCGTTGGGGAGGATTTGCAGCAACTGCTGCTGACTTATAGCCATACAAACTCCAGACATAAAAAAGCCGCACTCAGGCGGCGATGGGATGCGGTTACTGTTTTTCGATGTTCACCACCTTGAGGGGTGGTTTCGGCCCTTTCTTTTTCTTGCCCTTGGATTTACCGGCTTTGCCGGCATTGCATTCGACCGTGGTGGACCAGCCGGACTGGGTGAATACCTGCTCAACCGAATCCGCCAGGTATTCGCCATCAAGCCCGACCTTGAAACCCTGAGCGATGATGGGACGCTCGGCGAAGATGTCCGTTCGGCCGGGCATCTCAAGCCGCACATCGGCGGTCGAGCGGTTGAACGCCGATAGACGTGCCTTAGCCGCAGCTTCAGCAGCGCCCTTGTCTGGGTAGATATGGCGGTCGGTATGCACTGCCGGCAGGCCGTCCGGAGCGTCATCATTGTCGATGGTAACCACCGCGAGCTTGCCGTTCTTTTTGTCCTGATGCTTGGTGGCCACCGCCTTGTGCGAATTGCGATCGCCGAGACTGAATTGCCAACGGCTGAGGTCGCGTCGGGTCAGGGTAATGGCGCCGAACGCCTTGCCGCTGGCAGTCTGGCCACCTTGGCGCGGCATCACCAACAGCTTGCCGTCGGCGACCTTGGCCGTGCAGTCGTATTGCTTGGCCAGACGGGTGATGAAATTAAAATCGGACTCGTTGAGCTGATCGACCCGGGCGACCTTGGTCGACACCGGACACACCGGCGTCCAGCCATTGCGCGCGGCCACGTCAGCCACGATCTTCGACAACGGCACGCCTTCCCAGCTTCCGCTACGGATGGTTTTGCCACTGCCACGCACGTCGCTGGCCTTGCCCTTGATCACGATCGTGTCCGGAGGGCCTGACACCTCGACCGTGTCGACGGTGTAACTGCCCATACGCGTCAAGGTCGTTTCGGCATAGCCCAGGTAGATCTCGATTGAGCTGCCCCGCCGTGGCAATTGCACTTGCCCATCACGGTCGTCGATACGCAGCTCAAACTCGTCGGACTCCATGCCCGGCTTGTCAGAGGTGCGCAGCAACAACAGCCGATCATTGATCTTGGCCGTGACATCGGCGCCATCGGCGACAATGCGAAACATCGGAGTCATGGTTTTTTCCAATAAAAAACCCGCACAAGGCGGGCCAGAAAAACGAGGTGTCGTTACGCGTAACGCGACGCGGCGCCGGCGAAGGCATCGCCCCGAGTCAATCCCACAAGCTCACGCCCTCACTGGTCGGGCTGGGCAGATCCGGCAGGACGATGATCACGCCCAACCGGAATGGCTGAGGCTCATCGGCCAGCCCCTGATTGGCATCGAGCACGGCCTCGACGCTGCCATTCAGATGGCCGTAAACGTTGTTGCAAATGACATCGAGCATGTCGCCATCAGACGTCCTGCATGTCGTCGCCATAGCGCTCAAACTCCAGAGTGAAGCCCTGTTTGCGAGCAATCCCGCCGTGCAGCAGCGCGGACTGTTCCTCGTTGATGTTTTTCAGGCACCACGTCCCGATCACCTCGCCATAGCCCGTGGTCAGGGTCAGCGGTTGCAGCCTGGCCCCGATGGAACGCAGCGTGTCGAGCTGCTTTAAACCGCCTTTGAAGCCCGGATAGATCGTGCCCTTGAGCGTCAACTTTTCATCGCCCATACCGATGGCCTGCTTCGCCGGGCGGCGCGTCAGCCGCTCCTGCGAAGCCCAGCGGAATTCGGTCGAACGGCTCAGCTCGTCGAAAGCTGCCGTGTCCAGGTTGAAGTAATACGGCTCAATCTTCGGATCGCGCGGCTGAATGATCATCAGATGCGGGAACGGCTTCACCGCCTCCGGCGCCGGCGTGGCCTCCACGGCAAAGGAACTGGTGGGCACGATGTTGGCCAGCGACGGACTGACCTTGCCGGCGACGTTGTTGATCGCCGTGGCCGCCTTGCCCGCCTGTTCCTTCAACGTACCCAGCCGATCCTGCACTTCAGCCGCCGCCCGGGTGGCGCGGCCGTACACCGCTACCACCTGACCGACCTTGGCCTGAGCCGCGTCGACGCCGCGCATCACTCGCTGAAGTTTGGCGCCGATGGCCGGACCAACAAACGGGATGTTTTCCAGCTCGGACGCGGCGCCGGTCAGTTCACGGATCGCGCCATTGACCGGGGACAACATGCCATCCGCGCTACGCCGCCCGGTTTCCGCTGCATCCACCAGATACTTCAGACTTGATTGCATCTGCTCCATGTAAGCCATGAAACCTCCTTAGACATGGGGTTCGTCGTACAGCTT